CGTATATTAGCTATGGATACATTGAACCTATCTGAGATATATATTGACCAGAATGCAGATTCACTCCCAGAATTAAAACTTTATGAGGATTCTAAGAAAGAAGTCCTTTCAAGAATTCAAAAATACCAAGACACAATCAACGCATAAGAGGATTATAAATGAGCGATGATAACACACAAGAGTTCGTTATGACTGATGAGCTTCGTAAAAAAGCAGGCGAGCGCCCAGTATTCAACATTTTGTATGTTGGAGACAAGGACTCATATCTTTCACCTTTCCGTGGTGAGTCAATGCTACGTACCTTCTCCGAGGTATATCAAACACAGGCGCATATCAGTTACATGACTGCGACTCCTTCATATCTTAGCAAAATTAAGTTAAGTCAGTTGGAAAACATTAACATCCTTTGGATTGACAATGTATCTGATTTTCATGCAGCTCAAAAACTGAATGAAATCCAATCAGCACTGCTTGAAGAAATTCGTCCGGGATGGCGCGAAGAAGTTCAAGCACTTCAGAGTGACGGTGATGAAGACGGTGCCGTTGAACTTATCCGTAATATTAATAAAGAACGTGAAAGTAAATTGAAAATTATTTACTCTATTGATGAATGGGTATGGGAAGGTCCTATTGGACGTGCACATGATATACAAACTGTGCAAGTAATGGAAACTTATATCAACATGGCCGATGTTGTAGTTACTCCAACACAGGAACTTCGTGATGCGATACAGTATTACAAATTTATTGCAGACCCAGATAAACCTATTTGGAATATCCAATCTGCGTTGAATAGTGACTTTTTCCAACTATACAGAGATTTCTCTCGTAAAGGCGGAAGTCGTGCAGACCAACTGCGCTCAAAACCAAAAGTTTTGATAAAAGGTATTAGCATGCCTGAGAATGTTCAGCAATTCGTTGTTGATAATTACAAGAAGATGGACATCACCGTTTGTTCGGTTGGTGAAGTAAATGACCATCTTATGGGACTTATGCAAAATGGTAAAGTGAATCATATTTACCATTGGGCAAATCCATTCGTAAATAGAACCAATATCAATGCAACATATTCCATTGAACGTGATGGGTCATATGACTTTGTTATTCATACTAAACCAGATAATTTGGTTGGTGATTTGTATGAAGTGACAACGGGTGACGAAGATATCCTATTTGCAATCGCATCAGGTGCTCTGCCTATCTGTGGTATTGACCATCTTGGTTATGATGAAAATTCAACAAACCTAGCAGTAACGGCTGGTCTTACATTTGGTAAAGATACGAATCCTAAAAAAATTCGCCAAATGATTGAAGCTCATATGGTTCCTGTGACATTTAACGAAAAGTTTAATAGATGTCGTAGTATTGTTGAAAACCGCCTCGCAGCTTCACCTCTAATTGGGTCTCGATACTTTAGTCTAATGCTTAGTGATGAGCTACGTCAAGCACGTAACGTCCTAGCAGATGAATCTAAGGTAAAAGAAGAGTCTTTCCAAGAAGAGCAAGCAGCAAGACAAAGTGTCTCAGAAGCAACTAAAACGGCCTCTGTGGATACGCAATCTGACGATGATGATAAAGTCATTGCAGTTGACTTTGCCACAGGAGAAGTAAAATGAGTGCAAAAAGCGATAAAATAAAAGTTGTAGGTTTTTTCGGCCAATCAGGTGCCGGGAAAACTACTATTATCCGTAACGTAAAGAGTCCCATTAATGGGAGCCTTGTTATGCAAAACACTGGAATTATTCGTTACCTATTTCAACGAAATGATAACTATACAAGTCCAGTTGAACTTCTTCAGAAATATGAAGAAGAGTTAAAAACTATGAAGCCAATTGAGAAGTCAAATAAGATTGATGAGATTTACGAAAAATATATTCGTTCACAGTTTCAGTTACTTAATGATTTCAGTACTGAAGTATATCTTGGAGTCCGTGATGACAACTATACTAAAGAAAGCTTCCTTTTGATTGATAGAAGTCCTATCGACTTTTATACACTGACCGTATGTGGTGTTAATTACTTAAAAGAAAAACTTGGTAAGAAACACAACGCAAACTGTCAGAAATTAATTGAGTTAGTACGTAAAACCGCGGAAAATAACACACGTAACTTCTTCGACGTTATCATGGTGACTAAGCCATGGAAAGCCGAAGGTGGACGTGAATTCAGAGATGGCGTTCGTGACCAATACCTTGGTGAGCATTATGCTGGTGAAAACTGGTATGACTGTGCGAATGACATTAATCTTGAAGGTATTCCGCAATTCACTATCAAGGAAGAGATAACTGACCTCTTCGAGCGAGCTGAAGTAGTGGAGATGTACTTAAAGGAAGTATAGTAATATGCCAAAGCAAAAAAAAACAGGTCTTAAGCAAACGCTTACACCTGAAGAAATCCAATCAATGAAGACAGGTTCCGTGGGACCTGCTCTTTCTGATGCCCTTCCAATGGAAGACCCTGCGCCTGTAACTACACCTGTAGCAACTGCACCATCGTTAAGTCCTGAAGAAGCTGCACTTATTATGCAGGCTCGTCAGGCTCAGACTAAAATGAGTTCAGTTGGTGCTATTGATACAGGCCCTCAAACGACTCAGTCACATATGCCACCACCTGATGATACATTCCTTGAAATTAATGGAATGCCATCTGCTGGAGCTTTCTATCCTACGCAAGCATATGGACAACCATTGCGTGTACAGGATTTGCTTCTAATACAATCAGTTGATGAGCGAAATATTACTGGCCGATTCGACCAGATTTTCAATCGTCGTCTATGGGGTATTAGTCCGGGTGAGATACTTATCATCGATGAATTGTTTTTAGCTTTATGGTTAAGAGCAACTTCATTTGAAGGATATAACTTCCCTGCAATGCCATTTACATGTAATACGTGTAAATATGAAACTAAAGCAGATGAAGCATCATTCAACTGGCCTGATATTGCATGGGATGTTACTGACGTTGCCGAAAAGGTTAAGCTATATGAGAAGGGTTACTATGAAACTATCCTTCCTAAATCACAAATTCCTGTAAAAATATTCTTGCGTCGTCGTAAACATATGACAATAGTACAAGAGCTTATTAAAAAAGATTTCTGGGATTACGGTAAAGAACCAAGTAGTGAATACTATGAACTTCTGTTAATGTCTTCGATATTAGATATCGGCGCGAACGACTTACGACAAACAGCAGCATATATTCAGGAATTGCCTGCTATTGACTTTGTTACTCTCATCAAAGAGATAAACAAATCATCAATGGAAGCAACGCCTATTATATCTACTAAATGTCCGCAATGTCAGGAGACCAATCCTGTAACGGGGTATCCCTTTCGCCCTGATATATATCTTCCCACAGATACCTGATAATGAGGTTCGTGAAGCAAAGATTATGATTTCAATCAATAGTTCCAATACGATTGCTGATTGTGATGCATTGTTTCTACCGGACTTTGTTAAACTGGATAAGATGGTTGCGAAGCGAGAACAACAGAAAAAAGACAATTTAGAGTATATGTATGAGAATATGAATACTTTATAACATAAAAATCCCCTCTTGGGGATTTTTGTGGTTTTGTACTCTGACTATGATTATAAACTATTAATACTGGAAACCTATGTGTGTGAATAAATATGGCTGATGATAATAATTTGAATGAATTGCAAGACTTGATGCGTCAAGTTGCAACGAGCACTAAAAGTATGGCTGATAGCCTACAAAAACAATCTTCTCTACAAGAGAAGTTAGTGTTAAATAATAATGCCAAAGAAGAAGCCAAAAAAGCCGAAGAGTACCACAAAGAACAACAGAAGAAGTTATTTAAGTTAGGTGAGTTTGGTGAAGAACAAAAAGCAGTCGATGAGCAATCATTAGATGTGCTTAAGAATATGCTCAAGACCCAAGAGGAATCTAACAAACAGAGCGCGAGTACTACTGAGTATCTACAGACATTAGCTAAGCTAACCAAGCAAAATAAAGACGAACTTATTAATTTAACGAATGCGAATGTTAAAAGTAAGGGCTTCCTTGGTGGCACTGCAACTACTCTATCAAAAATACGTGATGTATCCGATAAAGCAAACATGCAGACTGGTCTAAGTGGTATCGGTAGTGCAGCAGGCTTAGGTGCATCGTTAATAAAAATTGGTAAAATGGGCGCATCTGGTGTAGGTGATTTAGCCACTAGAGGTAGACGAAAACGAATTGCCAATGGCACACAAGATATCAATGATTTTAAAGTTGGGATGAGTGCCGAAAAATTTGAATTAGAGCAAGCCGAAAAATCAGGTGATAAAGACCGCATAAAAAAGGCACAGGGTCGAATTAAAGATTCCCAAGGTATACTAAAAGAAAAGGGTACTACCCTTAGTAAAGACCTTACATCTGAATACATGCGACAGCAGAGAAAATCAAATCCAAATGCATTAAAGGGAATGGATTCCAAAACATTGGATTTAATCCGTAAACAACAAGAGTCTAATATACTCTCGTCCGTTATGGGTGATTCCAAAGGTCTTGTTGGGAATATTGATAAGAAGGGTAATTCAGAAAAAAATGGTGGTTATAGTAGCCCAGAAGCTGCACAAAAAGCCAAAATGATGAGTGAGTCACGTAAGTCATTAAGTGGTAGTAAAGGTGGCATACAGGCAAAGTTCCAAGCAGGTGAAGCCCAAGAACGCCAAAATGAAAAATTAGGTGGCCTTATATTAGATACTGGTATTTCTCCATCATCATCACCATCAACGTATGGTGAATATGTAGCATCAACTCATAGTGAGTTAGTTAATCTTAATACAGGTCTAGGTAAATTACTAGAAGGTCAAACTGAAGTCGCTAAAGAGAAAAAAGGCGGTGGTAAAAGTTGGTTTGGTAAAATGCTTTCTGGAATTCTTGGTGGAATTGCAACGATGTCTAAAAAACTATGGGGCGGAATCAAGACAGGTGCAAAATTTATTGGAAGTAATTTAATGAAGGGTGTAAAATTCCTCGGTTCTAAGATAATGAAAGGGATTAGATTCCTTGGACCTCAACTACTTAAGGGTGTGAAGTTTTTAGGTAGTAATGTAATGAAGGGTATTAGCCGTATAGGGCCTATGTTAATGAAGGGACTTAGATTTGTCGGTCCTATGTTATTAAGAGGTGTTATGTCGCTTGGTCCTTTACTTGCAAGCGTAGGTACTACATTAGTAAGTACACTAACTACAGCAGTGGGTGGACTTCTAAGTGCAGGTGCAGCCGGAATTGCTACTGCAGTGGGTGGTGTAATAGCCGCTGCTTTAGGTGGACTGGCAATTGGTGATTGGATTGCCGATAAATTAGGATTTGATGATGGGTTACGTGTAACTGATTTAGTCGCAGGTGGGAAAAGTTTACTTACAGGTGATGGATTTTCAAAGGGACTAGAAGATAACCAAATCGAGCGAATGAATGAAAAACGTGCAGAGGAAAGTGGTGTTAAAAACATTGAAGCTAATCAAGGTGGTAAACCATTATTGAAAAGTACAGAAACTGCAAAGACTTCTGAAAAAGCTGCCATGTTAAGTAAATCAACATTCACACCATCTGCTACAGCCACCGCAATGTCTCAAATAGATTCAAATAAAATTACTGAATTTCAGATGTTGGCTAAAATGATTGCATATGAAAATGTGAAATCAATGAGCAGTACAGCATATCAAGAAACTATTAAACGTGAGCTTCAATTCGCTGCACGTCAAAATGCAGATGCATTCAAATAAGGATAACTAATGGCTGATGACAATAAACACGGCAGAAATCTAGAGGGAAGGGAGTTACGTACTCAGGCCCCTAAACCAAATATTATCCGTATTGAATTACTTGATGGTTCTGCACGTACAAGATATCTAGGTACTATTCAGGCGGCCTTTGATAATACTGTTAAAAAAGCAGTATATGATAACTTTGCACCCAAGTCCGAAAGTGTATTCTATGGATTCCTAAAAAATCAGGGAATTCAAGGATTGAACCTTAATGCAGACTGGAGTGGTACTGGTGGCTCAGGTGGTCTTCTAGGAGACCTTCGTTCAAGTTTAAAAGCAGGTTCAGGTACTAGTTTAATTGGTGAAGTGGCCAGTGCTGCAAGTAGTGCAATTGACGTTGCATCCGCCATAGAAAAGGCAGCTAAGTCATTTGGTGGATTCGATTCCAACTTAACTGGTAGTAGCTCAATTAAGCAAGTGAAGGGTGTTGATATGGGAGACTTAAGTGTCTCGTGTGGCTGGTACTTACCTGAACAGTTGAGTTTAGCCTCAGCATCCCTACGAATTTTAACTCGAATGGTATATCCCCGACAAGTAGCTGATGAAGTACTTGAGCAATTTGCTCGAGATACTGCAGATGTCATCACAGGTAAATCAAATGAACTTGATGAGGTACAGCGACAACAGAATGGACTGGCACCGGCAGTTGATGATGGAACTCAAGAACTTATTAAAGAAACTGATGGTGGTATCGTACAACAAACCGCAAGAGGCGTTGCAGGTGGTATCGCTCGTGGTTACACAGGATTTAATTCATTGGTTGGTCGTAATCTTACTGTAGACCCATTACCTGTTAGAATTAGTGTAGGTCATTATATTGATTTAGAACCTTTAGTTATTACTGGAATCGACATAAGTTTTAGTAGAGAACAATGGGTATCACCTAATGGTCGACATCTTCCTATTTTTTGTGATGTTGATATTAAATTTAGTTCTTGGCTTAACCCTGCTCCTAAGCTTGAGTTCATGCAATTACTAGGTACTGAAATGTTCGGACTTGATGCTCACCAAGAAGCGGTCATCGCAAACATTGAAGCATCTAGAAAACGTGAAGCGGCTGCGGCTTCAGTTGCAGCTGAGGCAGAGGCAAATCAACAATCAATTATCAAAAAATCGGCTACTACGTTTAGTACTGGTGTTGAATCTGCTGGTAATGCGGCTCGATATAGTACACAATACGGAGGCCGTTCCTTTTAATTAGGTAGGATATGATATGAGTAATTACCCAAGAATAAAAGAGTTTGACTTTGACATTGAAAAAAGTGTTACTGTACTCGCATGGCAAATAGGTAGACTAGATTTAGTGGCACTTGATTTATATGGTGACACTAGATTTTATAAAGCACTCGCTGCTGCAAATCAGATTAGAGTACGTGGTGGATATCGCGTAGGAATTCGCCCTAATGATGAAGCTATTGCATCTGAATTAGAACGAAAGGGAGTTCCATTAGAGGATATCCCGGATATGGTTAATGAGAAGATATTAAATAGCCGTCCTAATAATCTTGACTGGGATACCTATAATAACATAACTTATGGTTATGTCAGTGACGCATATGGTAACAAATTATTATATGTACCTTCATTTGAAAGCGCTGACGCGTATTTACAGAAATATGAATACATTAACCCGGATAGCAACGAAGGAAACAACTAATGGCTCTTGTACGTTCCGATGCAGGTAGTAATCTAGGCTTACTTATTGTAACAGATGAATTAGCATTCACTCATGCGAATGTATCTCATTTTAAATTTGTAAATGCTTTAAATAGTAGACCTGTTTGCGACCTTAGTGTAGTAGATAACCAAAGTTCTATGATGCGAAATCGCTCATTAGGTTTACTTGGTATCTACTTTACAAATACCACTGATGATATTCAGAAAAAACAATCAGGTATTTCTGGTATAATTAAAAGTATTTCAAATGGTCAGCAAGTCGTGGGTACAAGTACATATGACATAAAATGGAGCGCTGGTAACATTGACCAACTTAACGTATTAACCAAGGCATGGAACGGCAGTAGTGTCGAAGTACTTGGTGAAATTTTTAAAGAACGAAAAGTAGAATTTACTAATACAGCTAAGGATAATGTGGAATCTACCGATAATATGTGGTGGAGATTTCCTCAGGATACTATGTGGGAATCACTAGATGCGTGTGTTGAACATTCATATGTTAAAGATGATTATGCATTCTGGGCATGGGATGACATTAACAGTAAATTCAATGTATCTACATTTAATCTTGAGATGGCTCAGGATGATAAATATGTATTTATGGAAGCCCAAGATGCCAATACATCGACATCAGCAGGTGTAACTCATCTTGATAGTCCTAAGATAACTATATGGTCATTTGATAAACACATTAAATCAAATGAACTTGGTATGAATCGCGAAAAATTATTCCCTAATACCTACATAGAAGGCAATGGTAAAGGTGCTTCAGTAACTAAAGGTTGCTTCGGTAAAGTATTAGGTGATATGGGTGATACAAGCCAAGAGACCATAGCCAATGCAACTGATATTAAAGACCCAAATACAACATTCGGGCCTCGTAAAATTGTTAGACATTTCCCAAATAATACACATAAGTTTTATGCATTGTCAAAAATGTATCGTGACTATAAATTAGCAACTTATGGAAAAGTAATTACTATACAGTTATATAATCAAATGGGCCCACCTATTGGTTCAAAGGTAACTGTGGTTACTGCAGGAAATGATTATAAAGTTCGTGGTATGAATCTAGATAGAGTCTACTCCGATAAATACATTGTAGCTGGTAAATTTTATGAGTGGAATACTGTAGGTGAAAATGCACTCGGTCAAGAAACTCCTGTCTCAGAGGGATGGGTTACAACAGTTAGGTTAATTTCAAATAATGTAAATGACGGTGACCCTGACCATATCGCTGAACTATTCAAAAAACTAAAGGTTAGTAACTAATTATGGGAAAGTGGAATGATAAATATTACGATGCAATCGTAATTAATGGCGATGTTGACCCAAATCATGCAGGTGCTGTTCGCGTTAAGATATTTGGTATTACCGATACATTTGAAATAGAACAGCAACCATTTGCATCACCTACGGTAAACAACATTCAAGCAGTCCCAACAAAGGGAACTTACTTACGAGTTTCGTTTGAAGACGGTGATATAAATCTACCAAATTATTTACAAGTTAGTCCAGAGAAGACTCCCCTTCCACAGGATTATAAAGATAACTATCCTAATGTATCAGTTGCAAATCTCGGTGGTGACTTTTTCATTATGACTCATGACCGTGCCCAGAAGAATACAATCATTGCACATCCAAGTGCAAGTAAGATACAATGGGATGAAAAGGGTAGAGTTGCACATAATAGTGATAAGGGATACGATAATGCTGGTCGTGGTGCATATAAAGGTCGCGGCTCTAAAGTACAATCAGTATTAACTGAAGGTACTGTAGATGTATTTTGCTGTACTCCTGTTGGGAATAATATTGAAGACGGTGGTGCATTCCAAGGTTCTGAATATTTCTTTGTAACTCATATAAGCAAATCAACCGTAAATGCAATTAATGGTGTATTGGATTCCGATTTCAATACTCAAGTTGAAAGTGCTCGTGAAACAGGTACTGAAGACGAAACTAAGAAAGAACTTGTTGATGCGAATGATACCGTTGTTCGTAATATTGAATTCGTTGAATCAACTTCAATTATCCCTCGTACTGGAAATAAAGAACTTAAACGAATTATCATTGACTACACCGGTCAGAATGATTTCCCTGCGATGGGTCTTAAAATTCTAGATGATACTAATAAAGTAAGTGCCCATTATCTAGTTGGTCAACAGGACGGTGCGTCTGCGATTGAAGGTCAAAATGCCGATGCTAGTCAAGCATCCCCGGCTGATTTACTTCGTGGATTTATTCAATTCTGTGAATTAGAAAATGACTGTTATGTAGGTTCTAGTTATCCACCTGTCGGGCCCAAAGATAATGAAGATACTATTAGTATTTTATTAGTTAGTGATGGACAAGCCTTTACCGATTTCCAGTATGAAATGGTTAACTTAATAATTCAGAATGCAAGAACTAAATTTGATGATGAAGCAGTGCAGGCATCATTGTTACCACAATCATTAGACCCATTAGATGTACTAGTTGCATCAGCCACTGCATTAGCAGGTGGACCAAAAACAAAATGGGAACGATTTGATAATTCAAAGGTTCTCGGTGGTGTTGAAGATGCACTCTCAAGGCTTACAAGCTTTTAAGGTATAAATATGGCTAAGTGTATAAATCAGATTATAAATAGAGATGTTAAAGTTAGAGGAGCAGTTCCTCTAAGTAGTAGAGCTGCTGGCTCAAATAAAATTGACGATGAGAACTTCTTCGAAAGTTTTAAAGATAGTATTGCAGGTGCAGCAAAAAGACTTCGTAATGTAGACTGTAGTGAAGTAGTTTTAGACTATTTCAGTGATACTACTGGGCTTGATATTGGTGCCGGTTATAACTGGGTATCTAATAATGTAAATCTACAAACAGCAATGCAGCAACTTGGTGGTTTAGGTGATAAGCTTTCACCTACAGTTGGGTTCGATATATCTAAAATTACCAGTATCTTCTGTGTAACGATTACGAATATATTCAGGCAATTAGTGTTCTTCATTGAGAATGCACTTAAGGTTGTTATCGGCTTGTTTAAGGTTATTGATAAATACTTATTTCAGCTTGAGAATGCAATACAAGACTTTTTAGATTCAGTTAGAGATTGTATCATCTCAGTTATCGTTGATGCTAAATTAGCATTGAATAAATTAGTGAATAACATACTTGACTTTGATATTGCAATTGAGCTTATGGAAGCATGTCCATGTGTTACTGAAATTTTTGCTAGTATTTTTAATTGCGAAGATGATGATGGTAACAAACTAACTGACCCCGAAGCTGTACTTGAGTGTATGGTTGATAAATTCAGTATAAATCCTGATGATTTACTGGGCCCAATAAATGACTTTATTGACGATACATTGATTGCTAATATCCAACGTGGATATAATGTCCTTCAGGAATCTGTAGCTTTGATGATGGAACTTTTAATTACTCCTCTTAGAGAGTTAGTAAAGGCATATTGTTTCCTTTTAACTGAAAAAATTAATGTGACATTCCTTATCAAAACTTTAGGGCCATCTAAATGTCTATTGGTTTACACAACCGAAGTAGATGATAGTGGACGTGAGTATGAAGGAATGAGTATCCTTGATATGATTAGTACATTGAAGTTATGGACTGGGTGTTTTGAGTTTGTGTGTGCTCCGTTCATTGAGGATATCAAACTAAGTATAAAAGATTATCAAGAAAAATTTAGACTCGATGCTAAGTATTGGAACAACGTATTTACTTTGGATATTTACACATCATGTGTAATGGTCAACCTACAAGGTAATACAACTCGCCCTACAGCAATCCGAGAAGTTTATGCAGCCAATGTCGGTAAAGGTAAAGATGTATTTACTGGTATTACTGATGTATTTAAAGACCTTGGTGAAATTGCCATAGAGTCGGCTCAGGATGAAAAAAGTATCGGTCAAGTATATGAATCGATTAGAGGTAAAGAAGGTCCTGATGAAGAGGAAACTCCTATCGTACAGGGGAACCAGAATTACTTTAATGGGGTCGAAGATAAAGTTATTGCAGTAACTCGTAATTTGGGCTCAGCTATTAATGATGAACCAAACTATGAGCGCTATATGAATCTGTTGACGTGGGAAGCTCGCTACCGTAAACAACAATCGCATATTGAGTTACTTAATCAGATTAAAGAAAATTATAGAACGGGCACCGCTGCAGTTCCGGATGTTCGACAAATAACTACCGCCATTGATGATACCGATACTAACCAAGTTATAGTAGGACCACCTCAGGTTAATTTTGGTTTAAATGTCCCTAGTTATGTAATACCAGTTGATTACGATTCGGAATCATCCGAAGAAATTCAAGATAGTATTGCACCGAAAAAGCAAAAAAGTGAAAACTTAGTTGCATATTATAGCAGGTGGTTCAATGAAATTGTGGAGTAAACAATGGGCTTTAATTATAAAAAAGATACTAAAAAAGGAAAATATAAGGTACAAAATCCTGAGAAATACATAGGCAACAATGCTACTATTTATAAAAGTAGCTGGGAACAAAAAGTATTCCTCGCGCTAGATATCAATACATATGTACAGAAGTGGGGATATGAATGTATCGAAATATACTACTACCATCCCCGTTATATGAAATGGACTGTATATTACCCCGATATCTATTGTCAAGTAGTGAATGAAAATAATGTAGTACAGAAGTTGTTGGTTGAAATTAAACCGGCTCGATTCTGTAAATATCCAGTTCAGCCTAAGCGACCCACTAATAGAGATGCTAAATCACTTACTAAGTATCAAAAATCTTTGAAGCGATATGAAATAAACAAGCATGAATATGTCATTAATATGGCTAAATGGCAGGCAGCTCAAAATTGGTGCAGTAAACATGGTGTCACATGGCGTATATTAAATGAAGAGAATACGAAAGGACTATTCTAATGACATGTTGTGGTAAAACTGGAATGAGTACAGAATATTCACCCCTTGATAAAAGGTTACTTGCTTTTGGAAGGGATACATATAAAGGACCGGTTCTAGAAAAATTTAATCAAACTAAAATGTGGATATTCACTTTCTATCGTGATGAAGACCTGTGTGAAGATTGTACAATGAAGTTTGCTTCTATGAATCAATGGTTCGAGAAGTATAACTTTTTCAATGACCCTATCTATAATGTTAAATGGGTAGTTGAGGATGACCCTGATAATAATTTACTTTATATAGAGATGGGTTTCACAAAATCACCAATGCACATCTTCGCCGACTCTAAAGGACGCGTAATTGATATAGTTTCCGGGTTCCCACCACCATCATGGCTCGAAAAATATATCTTAGATGTCATAAGAGAATAAAGCGACTAATATGTTTGAAAAAGAATCTACCTATATAATAGGTTACAGTTTAGATGCGGTACTACTCGCAAGAGAACTCGCCAGTAAAGGGAAGAAAGTAACCTTCCTACAAACTGGTAAATTAGGGTATCCGCTCGATGAAATTAGAGACTACATATCATATGAAGATATGCTGCGTGTTAAATCGATGCATATTAATGTGCCGTTTAGAAAGTTGGTGAACTCAACTTACGCATTCATACCCTATGAACAAGTAAAGTTTGTAAATAACCAAAATGGTTTAATGAGTTGGCCAATAAATCGCTCATCCATTGATTCCGCTGAAGAGTGGGAACAAATGGAAGCATGTATTTCAGGTATCGGTGAATTCCGAGAAAAACTGGATAAGGCAACCAACTACATTAACATTTATAAGAACTTCTTCCCTAAGTGGTTGTATGATACTATTATCAAGCATGTCGCTATTAGTAAATGGGGTGGGTTTCGTCAAAGTAAGTTTAGTGAAGAGGGACTAGCCAGAGAAATCAATCTATCATGTTTAGATGATAAATCAACTGGAGTTGTTTATACTCCAACTAATGGATATAAGGACCTCTGTAATAATGCCCTTGACCATGAAAATATTACGATAAGTTCTATTAAACTCTCATCAATACGTAAATTCCTTTCTAAGCGATTTATGGGAATTGATGTTATCTTAATGGATAATAGGGTTGACGAAATATTCGGTTACTTATATGGTGCTTTCGATAGAGTGAAGTGGCATGTTGAAGAAAGTAATGAACAAAATTTAGAAGAATTTATTGATGTTAGTTCAGGTGTAATATTTACACCAACTAAAGACTATTGGTGTATATCTAATGACCGTGGGAATATTACCAAGATTACCACCGAACTTATAGATAATATGAATACAGGGACTATCTCCCAAATATGTCATACGTCAGCTAATAAGAAAATGTACAGTGAATATAAAAAACTTGTTAAACTCCATTCCGGTAAGATATTGACGTTAAAGCCAATGACTCAAACCGTTATCATGTAAAGAGTAATATGACTATTGAAAAACTGGCCTTACTTGTTCCTATCTACAAGCAAGCAAAACACTGGGAACTTATTCTAAAAGGGATTGAATCTAATCCCAGTACTCCGGGAAAAGTGTATGCTTTGATGGATAGAGCTACTGATGAAGAATATGAATTAGTTAAACAGCTTTCGGATTCCAGTGAAATCAATATAGAAGTTATTCGGTGCCCAGTCCCACCGCATTACTTAGTGAATCGTAAATCTAGTGGTGACCCATTTTATGTGGGGTATATTAGAAATTATGGACTTGACCGAGCTATAGCTGAGGGATTTGAGCAATTCATATTCATTGACGGTGACTGCATTCCGCAATCTGGTTTATTCATATCACACTCAAATAAATTATCAGCTGATTTACCTGTATTGAGTATAGGTCGTAGACGAGAACAAAAGTTTAGATGGAAAGACCAGCGTGAAATATCACCAGAGTTTACTCATCTTGATATATTTCGCACTGAAGGTATGCTCATTAACAATCCAGAACTCATTACTAGTTGTGTTATTGTATGGAGTTGTAACATAGGATTGAATTTAACCCTTGTTAAGTTACTTAAGAAATTCAATAATAAATACTACTCACGTGAGGAAGTATTCAGTAGCGAGTTTTTAGGTGAGTGGGGCGGTGAGGATGGATTCCTTGGTATTCAATCTTGGTATGTTAGGGCATTTATCACTACAGTAGGTGAAGTTAAATGCGGTGTTCAGCATATTGACCACCCTAGACCAAAAGATAAATATACTATCAACCATAAAGATTATTTTCAGGAACAAGTAAAACGACTGAGGGTGAAGACTAAGCTCCACCCTCTTGATATCGAGTTCTTTAATTAAGGTTTTTAGTAGCCTTAGCCACTGTATTATTTGGTAAATTAGTATTTAATGTTGATTGGTTACCATTAATCTTACTGACATTCCCCTTTCTATCAGTACTCTGACCACCACCGCCACCTTTACCACCTCTATCTATCGGCAGTCCACCTTCTTCGAAGAATGCTTTATTATAACTTCCATTCTTAATAGCACTGGCATCTACACCGGACGTTGGTACATATCCACCTTGACTGCTATTATTAGCTAATCCTCTGAACTGAGTTTTAAAGGTGCCTTGGAATGTATTAGGTACTTGGATTTGTACCGTAAATGTAAACTTATCCGGTTGGTCCTGTGATAGTTGAATCTTACCCACTTCAGTAATCAATACTGAGTTAAACTCATATACCATTGCAGGTACATCAGTTATAAGTCTATCAACACCAAATTCATCAATCGACCATTCCAGTCCATCCTTGATAGAGTCTGGTGCATTAGTTAATACATCAGATTGCATTACCGCACAATACATCCCTACTTTATGGAATGAACTTTTAGGTATTAGTTCCTGTGCATTGTAGAATTGGTTATGGAGTGTATTGAAGAAATGCCATAACATCATGTTACGGTCCTCAACAATAGTTATGTCAACATTCTTAGCACCGCCATATCCAGTCAATAGTGGATACTGAATAGGTTTGATTGTATCAATTGAATAGTCTTTAGTTTCGAATTGAGACTCCACTGTAGGTATTGTAATCTGGCTACATGTCCATTTCAATTCAACTTCATGTGTATCATCGTCGACATGAACCGATTTCCATCTTTTAAATGCAGTATCAAAAACATCAGCGCCCTTAGTTTGGCCACTTCTAGATTGGTTAAGGAATGGGTCTCTCTTAGTCGACTCTGCCATAACATTAAGTGCATCGTCAACATATTCACCCCATAACCCAACGTAGAACATATTGTTTTTGAATATACTCGAATTACCATAGAACTCATCTATGCGTTGTGTCATACTTTGATTGTAGACTGTGGGTAATTTAGGTGCTCCCATTATTAATATCCTTTAGTTTGTTATACATTTCGGTGGAACATCTGCAATTGGTTTAGGGCATCGAATGATTTTCTTAACTTCATATGTCCAACTCATGTTAAAATTAACTGGCTCAGGTGCTAGAAAATTCAAACTCAAATCACTGATATCCGTAGGCCAGCATCTTTCGTATCGAATTATCTGCCATTCTTGGTACGAATCATCTGCCATATGGATTTCAATAAATGGTATCCACATTCTTCGGTTCCTATAATGTTTATCAGCTCCGTAGATTCTATGATTATAATCTTTTTGGGGATTTGCATTAGGTCCAGTCATACCACTTTGAATTGTAGACATATAACGGTGAAGAGTCCAATAGTTCTCTTGTCTGTCATCTACTATCATGTTCATCGTAATGAGTTTATCGTAATACTGGTTATCTTCAGTTACAGGGATATGTACCAGTCCTTTATAGCTACCATCTATTTGGTAACGCAACTGTAATCCGGGTCCAACAAATGACGTTATATTTGCATTTATTGTTTCCGATGATGGTGCATCTTCTTCTGCGTATGAAACGGGTAAATCACTTATGATACATCTTGCGGTGCCTTGGTGTAACCTACCTACCCATCTATCTAAAAGTGGTCCGTCCATTGTTCCCTCTTATAAGTTAATATAATGCTCAGTTCCTGTTTTAGAACTAAAGCAAACTTGGTCTATAACATCATTTAGTTTAGTGAAAAATCCACTCTTAACTAAGTCTTCACATGCGCCTTTTTTAACATAAGCTAAAGTTGCGTGCGGTTTGTAGGAATCCCATTTTTCATCATGAGACAATCCTGCTGAAATTTTTTCATTCAGTATTCTAAGTTGACCACTTTCGATATTTACTTTAATTACATCGAAATTTGGATTCGTATCGAATTTATCAACTTTACCAAACTCTATATTTATGGGTCCACATCCATTACATAGTTCGTTTAAATTATCGGGGTTAGCATCATGGAGGCCATATTTAATGGTTACATGTGGATTGAACTCATATCCGTCAATCCCCTCATCTTGATTCACATATAATACTTCCTCTGGAATCATTTTACGTGCCCAGTATTTAAGAATAGGGCCCACGCTATCACTCAGGGGCAATAATGCACAACTGTACTTATATGTATAGTCTCTCTTGGATTTAATATCCATAGTTTCTCCTGTAGCACTCATAGCCTCTACTAGTGGAAGTAAAGGCGACTGACGTTTTCTGGTACGTTTCGGTAAACTTATATCACCTGTGTTCTTAAAATCATAATTCATATTCGTACTTTCTTTTAGTGTGCTATCATAGTTTATAAACTAGAACTATGACAACTAATAAAATAAATCAAAATACGCTCCATTCATCACACGAAACGATTCCAACGCAATTACTTGGTGGTAACTTAGGTGGTCGGGTATGGGAAGTAAGCGGCGGTGCGTATAAAGGATGTAATGTAGGTGGTTGGGTAAATGACGATGGGGATACAACTCCATGTACTGATTGCTCAACTTCTCGCTTTCAATCACCCTGCTAATAAAAAAAGGCTCCTAAGAGCCTTTTTATTTACATAAACTTACTAAAGTCTATTCCGCCATATGGCTCAGCTAACTTACTCTTAGATTTCTTAGGAGTATCAACTTTAGTTGAATCCCATTCAGTAACCTGTTTTGTAGTAGCAGTAGCACTCATATCAGCTTCTTTAGGCTTAACCGCACCAACATTATCTTTTGGTGGTGTAGCTGCATCAGATTTAACAACTGAGTCCATAGCTTTAGTTGAATCCCATTCAGTAACTTGTTTGGTAGTAGCAGTTTTTCCCATATCAGCTTCTGTAGGCTTAACAGCGCCTACATTGTCTTTCTTAGGTTTATCTGCATTAGATTTAACGTCTGTTTGCATTTCTGCCGTTGCATCCCATTCAGTTACTTGTTTAGCTGAAGCCGTTGCACTTAGGTCATTCTTAAGTGGTTTAACAGCATCTGTCATATCAACCATCTGAGTATTTTTCATTTTACCCATCACATCTTCCATACGGTCAACGAGATTCCCCTCGCCTTTCATAGAACGCTCTTTCTTTTGTTTAGCGCTTAGATATGATTCTGGAGTATAATGAACCTCTTCTGGTTCAACAACATTCCAAAAAGGAAATAATTGTTTGTGTCCACCCACTTCTTTTTCTTTGAGTTCTAGAGGCTTTATTGTCTTCAAGTTTTCTTGAAGAAGGTCCTCGTAGTCCTCATTATTGGGCATTTCGTAGTTATTGCGTTCTGTAGCCATGTTTGAGCCTTTAGATGTTATATAATAGAGTTTATAACGATTAGGTATAAACTATTGTAAATAATTAACTGAGTGTACCATGAAAAAATTTTACGATTTCTTAGATTCTATTAAACATGTAAATCCCACATTAATTGAGGGTGTTACCGATGCACATAAAATAATTGTTGAGGGCCTTCAAACTGAAGAAGCATTAGATGATGCTGATATGAAGTTAGAGCAAAACACTGAAGAGAAAATTTCCGAATCTGAGCCAATGGTAGATGATTTGGATTTACCACCTATGGATGATAGCACAGAAGCGTCCACTGAAGATATTCCAGTGGACGATTTCGATAATTTTAATGATGATACAGAAATTGATTTAGATATTGATGGATTTGAGTAATTACGTAGATTGCTTTCCTAGAAATGGATTAAGTGACTCTCTATCTCTACGAGACTGCTTGTTCTTGTCTTTTTCCATTTCTCTAATCTTCTTCTTAATCTCACGTTCACGGACTTTATTTTTGTCACGAGAAGCTTGACGCATTGCTTTATTACGTAAACGTCTTTTGTTACTCACATTACCACGCACGATAAATTCATCAATATCATCAATAACTCGACTTACTTTGACTTCTTCATCATTGAATGTATTAAGTGCACCTTTGCGTTGATTGATTTGTTCGTTATGCTCTTTCTTAACTTCATCAATTTTATCCCATACACCATACATCGGCATATAGTTCTGCATAATATACTTATTCAGTCCACTGCCAGTTAATGGATTTTTAGGAGTATTGTCCTGAGGAACAAATCTATCATCTCGCCAAGCCTTACCCTCAACAAATACACGTTGCACTTGGAATCGACCACTTGAGGTGACCTTGAGTAGAGTCATATGCTCAGCATTCGCCGCCCAGTTAATACATTTACTTACAGTCTCCTCTCCGTCCTTGTAGTAGAGTTTTACCGTCTCAGGGCATTGATAGCATACAGCCCAGAAAAACCCCCTTGTATCAGGCGGAGAAATGTCCTTAAGCTCTCGAGTGAACATATATCCATTACGTCTACCGCCAACTTCTTCGGGTTTAGTATTGGTATCCATCTTCCAGAAAGAGTTTAGATTCGGATTTCCATGATAAATTTGGGTTTCGACTATTTCGCGTGCTTGTAGTTCGGATTGCATTAAATCCACATACCATAGACCATCATCCATAATAGTTGGCATTGTGGTATGGTAAAATATATTAAGTGTACCATCTACAAACTCAATCCAATTTTCGTCAGCATCTGTCTGGAAGTCCCATTCATTGAACCACTCTTCATAAACAGATTGGGCTTCTGTTGGTAATTCATCCACCAGAAACATATTTCTGAACTTAATTGGATTATAGCCAGCGTCTTGGGCCATATAGGTAATCCAAAAATCTAAAATGATATCTTTATGGTCTTTCCAGTTGATACCATCAGTTAGATAGTTTACTAAGCGAATGCCTGCTATTTTTACGGACTTCATAATATCTCGATTTAGGTTATAGTATAGTTTATACTACTAAAAATAATTTATCTGACAATTGAATCTAATTTACTATCTTTTCAAATGTATTAACGACCATATCAAAAAAAAGGAGTCTCAAATGTTAAATACAAATTGGGATGGCATTATGACCAAGCATCTACACGGTAAGCAAGATGAGACTGTGTATAGTAAAGTAGTTATAAAACACACGAACGAAGGTGATGTTCAGAGTTTTATTAATTCTTTCGAAAAAGAACTAGGGACAAATAACTACAAACAGTTATTTGAATTTCCTGTACGATGGAAAAAACTATCTATTGATACGAGTGATTACACCAAAAATTACTTTTTAGTGGAATTTGATGAAATTGACTTTAATGCAAAGTTAGTAGATATCTCCATTAGCCGTAAAAACAAAAATGGTATTGATGTATTCGAATATATGTTGACATTTATCAAAGATGTTGAGAATGGAGATACTGCAATCGCTGTCTCTTATTTGAATAACAAAGAAGAGAACGAAGACGGTAAGAAAGTTTTTGTTGAATATTCCGTGAAGTTAACTCTCACTGAAGAAACAAATTCAGTCCCAGTCGAGTTCGACGCATTCTAAACGGAAAGGGTGGCATTAGCCACCCTTTTTAGTTTTTAACTCTTACTTCAATATTTCCTTCAGGAACCGAGTAAGTATTAGATACTGTTCTGTTAGATGTCTCACCATCGATATATAATTTCCAGTGCATAATTTGATGACGCGCCGGTGAACCAAGTTGGAATCGAATTTCTTCTTTAGGTAGATTATCTAGATACATGAAATTCTGAACATTTACATCATTTCTATAATACTTTGGGTTCTTTTTAGTCATCGTAAGAGCGTACTGTACGGTCACTTCTTTATATACCTTACCATTCACTAGTATTTCAATAACATAGGCTCTAGGGGCCTTAAAACCTACATACAGACCTGTATGGTTACCATGGTCATTGTGACGGAACTCATATGGTGAATTTTCCCAATATTGATTCACTTTTTCTATATATCTATGGTCCAGATGACCATTTTTATCAACTGCTATGTCACGACATAGATTTGTCCAAGGCATGAAATATTTTTTAAGGTATTTCACTTCTCCGTTTCTGTTATAGCCAGATGTATTCCCATGAAACGTCCATTTCTTATTGTATTTAGGTGTAAGTGATATATTTACTTCTGTGTCATATCTACTCTCTATATTTACATTTAAGTCATATGGGAATAATGATTCAGGTGTCATATTCGGATTAAGAAATGCTGACATCATCTCAACACAACTATTTACTTTTTTACGAAAACTTTTAGACTGCTTCATCAGTGTAACACGACTAGAAAAAAATGAGTTGGTCCATTTGGCGTAAGCATCATTAAACTTCTTAGCATCTCTAGTGAAATTATCACATGAACCGTCTGGGATACTATTAATAGAAACTGAGTTACATTTTCTGGAATATACGATTTCACTTAACTCAATCGCATCATTGCGTAATTGATTAAGGAATATTCTTAATTTAGGATTGAGCTCACTATTCTTTGAAATATGCTCGAGATTCTGTCTAGCATTTAAAATTTTTCTTTGTGCATCCAAATCAATAATACTAGCCATTGATGTGGTAGTTATGATAGCGATTAGTGTGATTATTTTATACATGACAAACTCCTTGTTTTTCTTAATATAGAAAAACAGGAGTTTTTGTCAATTGATTTTTTAACTAAAGTCGAAGCCTGTTTTAGGCTCGGCGATTTTAGTGCCTTTCTTTGCTTTTTTTGATTTATCTGGAACCGCTTCTGCTTTTATACCTGAACGATAACTTCCCGGCATTATCTTAATCGTAGTCTTTTTGAACTGCGTAGATTTTTTAACAGGGGCAATTACTTCATCCACCTCTACTTTAGATTCAGCGATTATAGATTTTTTAGTTCGTCTATTTGCTTTAGGTTTAGGTGCTAGTTTAGCAACCTCTACCACTTTAACCTCAGCTTCAACTTTGTTTGGTTCGTCGACTACTTTTTCAAGAAAGTCCTTTTCGTTTTCAGTGCTCATTTGATACCTCTTATTATATGAAATAGTTTATATATATCGCCTAATTATAAACTAATGGCAATTAAGAGGTTGTTATGAAAGCAGAAAAAGTAATTAGACAGGAGACTTCGTTTTCCGAAAATTTGACTGATATAAATGGAACTAAATTTACGATAGATTCCGTAGAACCCATCACAGGTGCTGAAATCGTTAAGTTGAATCCGGGGTACAATTCATATTATTACACCGCCAAGTATAAGAAAACTAAAATAGTAATTCATAATACAGTTGGAGTTCTTCGTAGTGATATTGCAGCTATGACTAAACCTAAGTGGCATGTTAGCGTTCCTTTTGTGATAGCCAGAGATGGAACTATCTATCAACTATTTGACCCAAGTATGTGGTCATATCATTTGGGTAAAGGTGCTGTTGGCGGAAATAAAACTAATAGCAAATCTAGTATCGCCATTGAGTTGAGTTCTTATGGTCCTCTTAAACGAGTTAACGATACCCTTGAGACGATGTATTCTAAAATTACATATAAAGACAGTGAAGGGAACTCAAAGACAACTGGAACTGATGTATACTGTACTATTGATGAAACTCAACATTACACCGAGCTCCCAGTATCATATAGAGGGTATAAATATTTTAATGGGTATACCGACGCACAATTAAAATCACTAAATTTCCTAGTTGATTATCTATGTGTTAAATTTAATATACCCAAAGAAATTTTGGGTGAAAGTGCTAGATATGAATTATTCACTTCGAATAAAGAAGCAAAGGTATATACTGGAATCTGCTCACATGTTAATTTCATCGAAAATGGTAAATGGGATATCGGACCTGAAATGGATTGGAGTTACTTATTCCCTAACAAAGAAATCGTTATCGATGAGCCAATTGAGATTAAACCTAATGAAGTACCTGTACTAGTAGATGAGCCCATTGAGAAAGAACCACCAGTAATACCAGTATCTATTAAAAAAGATTCAATACTTGAGATATTACTGAATATTCTTAAAAAGATACTCAATAGATAATTACTTATCACTGTCATTATCATTACTCTTATTATATTCCCTGATTAGAGAGATATAATGCTCTAGTTTACCCGGATGTGGTGCGTTTACTCTCACTAGGGTATAACATATGGCGCTTATTCCATACCACCCTATTGTTCTCGCATCTAATCCTAACCGAACTAGTTCAAATACACCTATCATAAGAGTAATAGCAAATGCAACAAAACATATAGTCATAATAAATATGGAATGTCTAACTCCAACGGCGGCTTCTTCTATTTCAGATAGTAGCCTAAATCGTTCGCGTTCATCCATACTATTTATATCTATAGGTAATTCGACCTCTAGCTAGGTCATATGGTGATAAGACAATTTCAACTTTATCGTCAGGTAGAATTCTGATATAGTTCTTACGAATCTTCCCAGAAATATGGGCCAATACTTTATGTCCATTATCTAACTCACACCGAAACATTGCATTCGGTAACGCATCTGTAACAACACCTATAACGGTGATACCATCTTCTTTAGCCATTGTAGACTCCTTCTTGTTTTGTTAATATAGAAATTGTTTATATTCTGTCAATAGGCAGGGATAATTTTAATTTCTCTATCAGTAACCTTTAATTTTAAATCAATTGGTCGGTTATTTTTATTTAAACGTTTGAATGGAGATTGGGCAACTGATAAGTTTTGATAAATATCAACCTTCACGGCACCGACTTGATGTAATCGCTTACTCTGTCTCTTATTAGTGATTACAATAGTATCATCATTAATGTCTAACATGATATTAACTTTTTCACCAATTTCAAATCCAGCTTTTTGTACGTCAGATACTTTTACATTATACCGACCACGTTTATCAAATGGCCCTTTAGGTGTCGTTACCATAGCTGGTGATTTATGATTTGTTATCATATAAAGTTCATCATTGACTATTTTTTTCACTGGCTTAACTACAGGAGTTGGATTAACAAGGGTGTACTTAATTTTAGAACCCATACTACCACATACTGATTTGACGTAATTTTCAGATTCCAGTTGCTTCAACATTTGAATAATTCTATAATCTGTGTAAGTTGTACATTCTTTGATTTGTTTACGTGTGAATAGACCATCTTTGCTACCTGAAATCATTTCAGATATCTGAGTTTTAAAGGTATGTAAATCAGTATCCGATTTAAGTGGCTTCGATATAAGTGTCTTGATTACAGCATCTGTATTGATAGGATGTTTCACTACTGATATTTGCTCGACTTTAAGTGATGTAGTTGGTATTAAATCACTAGCATCATACTCACTTACTTTTTTATCCGCTGGGTGGTATACTGGAATTATGATTTCACAGTCAAGCTCTTTTAAAGTACGAGTGTAGAAAATAGGATATCTATAATTCTTAACGTACTCGGTGATAATATCATTTGATGACGTACATCCACGCGATTTTGCTTCAGGGATTATATCATGTACGGTAAATAAAGCATTTGCTTCAATACACTCTTCAATTATTTCATTTAGTAATTTCATCAGGAACCTCTTTTATTTTTTCCATTAGGTGTTTAACGTGCTGGAGTAAGTAAATAAACTCACCGTGGAATCGGATTGGCACGTCGTTTTCTAATATTATTATTGGACTTGCATTCATTTTTCGAGTAACAACACAGTACTTGTGTTCTCTAATCGAAACAATTTTTAGTAGTTCATCTTCATAAACTACACCATTATCAGTGACACCCAACAAAAAAACATCAGGTGTATGAACACCTAATGTATTGACGATATCGACTATATCAAGTAAGAACTCTCGTTTTTCTATAGTAAGTAGCATTAGAATACATCCGGTATTATTAAGTTACTTACTAATCTAAATAAATTAAGTTCATATAGTGAGTTAAATAAGTGAGGTATGTATTAATGGAGGAGATATGTGAAAGTTAAATCCATGTTACGAAATAGCAGGATGTAAGGGAGTCGAACCCTTAAGTCACAGTTTTGGAGACTGCTTAGTACGCCTATACGACACCCTAAATTTTATTTACAATATTTTAATGTAAGTTCATATCTAAGTTCCCAATACTTAACTTGGGATTCCAGTGAACTAATTCGCATACCATCGGTTATTACCATTGGCATATTAGGCGCATCACTTTTGGACATTTTCTTTTGTTCATTCATAATAACTCCTTTAAAATAAATCCTCAGGTCCGGGCTCGAACCGGAAATTTCAGCATCACAAGCTGAGGTGTTACCAATTACACTACGCTGGGTATAAAAATAAGCACTAGGCCGGATTCGAACCGACGATGGAAGGGTTGCAATCTTCTGTCTTAGACCAGACTTGACTACTAGTGCATGTTTATCACTCGGATTTCCATCTCTGAATATCTGAATATTTTACCGGGAGTTCATAACTTCGCAGCCATTTACGGACTGCATTATCTGATACTCCATATTTTTCTCCGATTTTAGTCATCGGTAAACTTTTTAAATCAATACTTAATTGCTCTACTGAGGGTTTAGTTTCTGATTTCTGTACACAACTTGTACATTTTCCGGTTTTCCCCTTGTAAGTAATCTCATTATTACAATCAATGCATTGACGTGGAGCTCGTTTAGGCTTACGTGGTTTAGTAGGGGCCTTTGGTAATTCTCTGACTCCATTAACACTTTTTATATTCCTACCTCTAAACGTAGGTGTCTGTGAATGGCAATTTGGGCAGAGCATCTTTAAATTATCCAATGAATGGTTAAATCTATTACCGTCAATATGGTCTAACTCCATTACAATACTATTTCCATTCCATTCAGTGATTTTACATAACTCACATTGATTTGATTTTAGTCCATACTTCATCAACTGTCTTTTTAAATTGCCAGTCTTGTAATGTGGATATTGTCCATTCAACACATCATCCAATTTAATTGTATTTGGTCTATATTTTGATACCCCTTTACCTGACTGGTTTGTATCATAACACCCTATTTTAATAGCTTGTCGTCTAAATGTATTGAAATGTAAACCTAGCTCTGTACATGCATGTCGCATGCTACGTGAGGATTTACATACATTTATAAATTCCAGTTCTGTTATGTTATATTTATCAAACCAATCCATAATAAATCTCCTTTCATATAGTTTATATAAAAGGTGAAATACACATATTTCTATTGATGTTTATGTATTTCAATTAATACCAAATATGCTATTTTTAGTACTACTGGGGGGACTCGAACCCCCAATCCGTTACCGGCGTTTGCGCTTAAAGCAAATGTGTATACATTCCACCACAGTAGCATAGTTTTGAAAATTAACGGAAGGTACGGGATTCGAACCCGTAACCGCTTTCGCGGCGATGCCTTAGCAGGGCACTCCAATACCAATTATGGGAACCTTCCTTATAGGGTGAATGACGAGAATCGAACTCGCAATGACCAGAGTCACAGTCTGGGGCTTTACCAATTAAGCTACAATCACCATGTGTTTTGTTAGTATCGAAGGAGGGAATCGAACCCTCACGTCCATTAGGACACGGCGTTTGAAACCGCTGTGTATACCAAGATTCCACCACTTCGACATATTTTTAGTACAGTTGGAGAGATTTGAACTCTCAAGAGCTTGCGCTCGCTGACTTCTTAGGCCAGTGTGTATACCAATTCCACCACAACTGCATAGTACCGAGAGAGGGAGTCGAACCCTCACGCTATTTAAAGCACTGACTTCTAAGGCCAGCGTGTCTTACCAATTTCACCATCTCGGCATAAAGTTTGAATTTGAGTATGAAGAAAAATCGTCATCAGATTGATACTACAGGATTTGAACCTGTAATCCCTTTTAAAGGAGTCTGTTTTTAAGGCAGATTGCGTCAACCAATTGCGCGAAGTAACTGATAACTGCACATTCATAATCAAATTCATAGAGGAGAGTAGAGGACTCGAACCCCACTGTTTTACCAGTCCATAGCTTTCAAGGCTACTTACCCACCATTGAGTGGTACTCTCCGTATTTTTTATAACATGGATTTTAAACTTTCAAATATCATTTGCTCTCAGTGGAGTCAAATCCCAAAATTGGGTATAAAAAAAGAGGAACCTTATAAAAGGTTCCTCTTCAGTTTTGTAAGATTGTAATTATATTATTAACAACCTTCTATACCAAATGAAAAACCCCTCTCGTGTGACCACGACAGACATAAGCAACTGAGCGAATGTAAAGATAAGTTTTTCATAGTATTTTCCAATGTTTTGAATTGCACGTTATTGTGCTGTTCTGTTACCTAATATAGACAATCTGAGCGAGAAGTCAATCACTTTTTTAAAAAAGGTTCAAGTTTTCTTATAATTTCTGCATATGAGTCCTGTATAGGTTGATTAGTATTGACTCTAATTAACATATCACGTTTCTCATAATATGAGAAGATAGGCTCTGTAACTGATTTGAATTGCTCTAGTCTCTTTGTAATTCCGGATTCAGTATCATCTATTCGACCACGCTTCATTAATCTTCCCACTGATACTTCATCTGGGATGTCTAATACTATACATACATCAACTAAAAAGTTATTAGCTACATATTGATGCTGTCCGGGAGTTCGTGGGAATCCATCTAATAAAAATCCTTTTTTAACTCTTGATGGCTTAAGTTCAAATTCAGCAACTTTAAATAAAGCTGAATCGGGAGCTAATGTACCTGCATTATAGTCTGCTATTGTATATGGGTCAGCAATGCCAGTTTCATCAAGTAAATGTTTATGTATAGCATCACCGAACGAAATATGAGGTATTTTTAATAGTTTAGCTAATTTTTTTCCATGGGTCCCTTTTCCTGAGCCCTGTATTCCTGCTATAATAATATTCATGATAGTCTCCTCTATTAAACCCAAACCTATAATAATTAAGTTACTTTAGTGAGATATTTTATCCACCTTTACTAAATATTACTATTTTTATTACTAAGAAAAGCCGGAGGTCATATGACTTCAAGAAATACACCTGTTCAATCAGGACTAGGTGAAGAAGATTATGTAACCAAACTTATGTTACATGAAGTTTCTAAAACCGTAGTAATCAGTAGAGATGAAGAGCAGTTACTTTTTAAAGAGTATGAAACCGCATCTATACGAACTCGACAGAAAATAAAAACAAAGCTAGTTCAAGCGAATCTTCGATTTGTCCTTAAGATTGCATTGCAATATAAGGCAAAGATGTCGGTGGATGTGAACGAAGTAATGACTGAAGGTAAGATAGGACTTCTAAATGCGGTTGATTTATTTGATTGGCGTAAGGGAAATAAATTTATTTCATTTGCGGTTTGGCAAATAAGATGTCGAATTAGTAAATATCTTGAAGAGCGTGACCTAATTAGATTACCTGCACATCAAAGGGTAAAACTAAATAGAGCTCGTAAAGAGATGGACCCAGAAGACTTTGGTGATGACATTCAATACCTACATAGAATTGCTCAATCTCATAGTTCACTTGATACACCTATAGGTGATGGTGATACGATGTTAGGTGATTTAGTAGAGGATGATACTGCTGAGGATGCCGAAAAGATTTGCTTACTTCGTAATATATCCAATGTAACTGCTGATATACTCGAAACTGTATTAAGTACAGATGAATATAAAGTCATCACTCGCTTATTTGGTTTATGTGGACATGAACAGATAACTCTACGTGAAACAAAAGAATTAATAGGAAAGTCTCATGAACGTGTACGTCAGTTACGTGACCGTGCATTAAAAAAGCTTGCTAAACATCGAGACATGAAAGAATTTCGTTATGTTTTGGATGACATACAGTGAAGTATGATGGATGCTCAACTTCTTTAAAAAACTTTTCTCTCAACCGAAGCATCACAGTCCAATTGGACTGATTGACGAAAAATATGATTGTATTGAGGTCAGAAAAAATAAATTACCTACAGAAGAAAAACTCTTCGATGAAATATTTTATGTTCATGACTCTCCTACGCCTTATCCAAGGAACAAAAAAATGCCAAGTAAAATAGAACAAGCCGATAATATCAACACTAATCAGATTGAAATGATTGACCAAAAAACTGGAAAAACTCGAATCGTAAGTGCGAGTGATATGACCGATATGCAAGAAAAGGTGCCAGATGGTATCAATATACCGGGATTAGGTAAAGTGGGTGGTAAGAAACCACAACGTCCTCCACAGGGACATCAACGCCCTCCACAGGGACAGCAGCAACGTCCATCACCACAAGGACAGCAGCAGCAGCGCCCACCACAGCAACAACCACCGGCTGGGTATCAACAACAAGCGCCAGCACAGGCACCAGCAGGGTATGAGCAAGCACCAGTAGCACCACAGCAGCCATATCAACAACCTGCACCTCAGTATCAGGAACAACCTTATAATGTAGTTCCTAATGGCTATCCACCACAGCAACAACAAGTACCAGTGAATCAAGCAGCAGGGCAATACTTACCACCGAGTGAGATTGCAATGATTGAAGGTTCATATCATGTATTTGTTGATTTATCTGGAGTTAGTAAGGAATCGCTTAAGGTTCACTTTAATGCTGGTACATTAGTTATCGGTGGTGAGCGTAAAGGTAGTGTAGTTGAATTACGCAAAAAAATAAAGGGCCGTGGAAGAAAGGACCCTGTATTAACTGAACATAATACTGTCCCACCATTTTTAGTCGGTAAATTCGAGTTTAAATACCCGTTTCAGCGACTGGTTGATGAATCAAAATTAAGTGCAGATATGGAAAATGGTATACTCCATGTGGAATTACCACATAGAGTTAAAGGTGAAGAAGTATCAATCCCTATTATGTAGGGGTTTACTTTTTCTTACCACAGCCACATCCACCTTTTTTTACTCTACCTAATACATTACGAACTACACCAGATGCTGCATAAACAGCTTTGAGTGCAGTAGTTCTGTATTTTTGTGGTAGTAGCCAGAAAAATTGAGTTACTTCACTAAAGTCTTTAGTTAGTTCATCAATTGCCGGAGCTCCTTCAAAAGTCACCCCATCTGCATTGATATACTGGAACTCATCGAGACTAGCAGTACTTGGTACATATTCTAACTTATCAGGTGTGACTTTCTTTTTCAGAAGTCTTACGTAGTTTGTACAGATAGGACAGTTCGCATCGTACACTAATTGTGGTTTAGCCATTATATTCTTCCTTTTTAAATGTATTCACGCCTTCTAATATAGATTTCTTTGTAACCAGATGTCCTTGGCCTTCCAGAAGGTTGTTAACAAAGTTAACTGCTTTATTTTCGTTGAGGTTCACATAACTACAAAACCACTCTTTATCCAATCCATCCAAGTCATACTTAGATGTATTTTCAAAAACATAGTGGATAAAGTCCGATACGTGTACAGGGTCAACAGACTTAAGTACAGGCTCAGCAACTTCAAACATAGCTTCTAGTTGACTCAAATGTTTGTTGTAACGCGACATGTTACCACCCTTTCTTAACTTTGATTCCATCCACTACTACATCAGTTTGTGGTTTTGACATATCATGAATATGTTTTTCGTCACCAAAATTCTTACCAAACATCTCACCGAACATTTCGCCTATTTGTGATTCTGGTCCCAATTTTTCAATCTTGTTGCTGTCGGCAATTTCTTGAGCAATATTAGATGATTCATCATCAATTGTTTCACCGCCTTGAAATCCTTCAGTGCGTCCCATCTCTTTCGAGATACCACAAGAAGTACCTAATCCCATTCCACCTAATTGTGGCTCGGCACCATCAGTGGCTTTACCACCAACTGCATTACCAGCGCTTCCTGATGCTTTAAAGTTATCGTCACCAATCTTAACAACAGTAACATTATCTATATCTGCTTGTTCATCATCAGTGTATTCTTCTTCTAATGGAATCATTTCTGCTTCCATCAATTTTTTACTAGCGTCTCTTAACTCGTCAATGCGATTGAAATATCCAAATCCGTGCATAATAAGGCTCCTTAAAGGTATTTATAATAGTTTATAATAAATTATCTTCTGAAAAATAAGGTACTTTCTTCAGGGTCTTCTTCATCTTCTTCTTCATTTTCTTCATTTTTTGATAAATGCTCGGCTGCATTTGATAAGTCTTCTTGTTGCTGAGCAGTGTCTGACATTTCTTGTAGTAATTTATCTCTACTTGCCATTTCATCTTCAGGAGTTAGAATGATTTCATCCTCCTCAAGTTGCTTAATATTTACTTCAACAATATTACCATAGAATAGCGGCGACTGTAGATAAAATGGAATCCAATATAGTGATGTAACATGGTCATCATGATTACCACCGAGGGCTCCCCACTTATTCTGAGTTACTTGGCCATATGAGTGAAGTTCATTGATAGTAATCCCATCATGTAACTTAAGGAACTTACGCTGAACATAAGTTTTCAAAAGAATAACAGCATTCTGTTTTAATTTTTCACTTGCCCATAGTCCCATATGATTACCAGTATGGTCAAAGTGCATTAGATTGTCATACTCAGCAGTACTATGGAAATATTTAGTTGCTGCGATTCCCGGACCATTTTGCTCAATTATAAGCGCTGGGTCATTATACTTCTTAAGTAAGACTCTGGCTTTTTTACAAAACTCTTCAATTTCCATTGAGTTGGAATGCATTGTACAAACTTGATGTGCCGTGATATTTGATTTAACTAAAAATATCTGCATTACAGTATTATCTTTATATACACCATACCCCGAATCCAGTGAAGCTACATATTCCCAGTTCTTCGCTTCCATCTCTTCAGATTTTCGAGGTAATTCCCAAATCTTAATAAATGGAGGGAGTTTTGGAATCTTCATTGGCTCTTT